GTCGAGAACAGTGTATGTCCTATCAGATGGAGAGATTTTGGTCCAGCTTCAGTCAGCGGTCCAGAAAAGCGGTGCTTATGTCACTTCCAGTGATAATTCGCGTGTGCGGGTTTGGAATGCGATGTTTGTTGGTTCGCGTTGGGCCATGGCTATGGGGGATGACTCCGTTGAGCAGACAAGTTTGTCTGATGGCCAATTGGTACAGCGTTATGCTGTTTTAGGGAAAAGGATTAAGGACGTTAAGCGTTATGCTGGGCGTCAGATTGTCTTTTGTTCTCACAGTTGGCATCAAGGACGGTGTTATCCTGTTGATTGTTCTAAGATGTTGTTTAGATTGTTGCAAAATGATGATTTAACGCCTATGTTGTGCCGACAGTTCTGGGATGAGGTTAGAAATCATCCTGATTTCTTCTTACTGCAGCGGTTGATTGAGTCCGTGGGAGGTTACGGACAAAATGCCGCCGAAAAAGAAGAAGGTTGTTAAAGTCCTGGCTGTTCGTAAGCCAGGCAAGAAGAAGAAGAAAGCGAAAGGGAAACCTTTGCGTGGTTTTGGGAATAAGCGCGTCGGTGTAGCTGGTGCCGGTAAGTTGTTTGGTGGTCGTATTGATCAACTTGGTGCTCCTATATCTATTGGCAACATTGTTACTCGTAGTCAGTTGCCCCGTATGCAAGGGGTCACTGATAAAGAGGGTGGTAATGGTGTCATGATTGTTGGAACGGAGATGATGAGTGTCATTTCTGGTTCAGCTATTACCGCTGCAGGTGTTCCTTATAATGGGTGCTTTTACAGTGCCCAATATGTGCTTCCTTCGGCAAATACAGCTAATGCACAGAATTCAATTGGTATTAATCCCACGAGAATGATGGCTTTGGCAATTAATAGTCGTTTGACTGCCATTTCTATGAATTTCTCTCGTTTTCGTTTTCGCAGGCTGAAGCTGACTTATGTTACGAGTGTTCCTACTAATTATACTCTTAATAGTAATGGTGTTGGTTTGGCGATGTGTTACAATAAAGATCCCTTGGGTCCATGGGCTTATGCG